GTGGAATACAACAATCAAACTATTGCTCAGCAAACACCGTTTTTGAATGTATTCCGTTCTTTCAAAGCACACACTTCCTTTAGCGAGAGTGATGTTATTAATCACGGAAATGAATTAGGTTATGCTCTTGATACTGCTTCGTCATGGGGTTATGATAATGCTAATAATTTAAGCGGTCGTGGTATTTTTAACAATGAATATGCTCCTGCTACAGAAGGACATGCTTTGACTACCAATTGGGATTTAGGGTCTCATAACGAAGGTCTACGGAAACGCATGGAGAACACCAATAAATTTTCCAGCGGTAAGAAAAAGTCATCTGTTGTTGCTGAAGCAACTCGTGGTCTTCTATACCAATCACGATGTGTATCCAAGAGGGCTACTTCCGTGGTGTGGGAAGTATATGCCAAACTTCGTTTAAAAAATTTAACGGATTATTTTGAAAAAGTTCCACCGCTTAAAGGTTCTACTATGCGATTTCTTATTAATACCAATCATGCAGAAGTTTCTATGACCCCAACTGCTTCAAATCTTCCTGCTGTTCAAGCATCTGTATTAAGTGGAAATACTTGTCCCATTATGTTTACTTCCCAAAAAGCACCAACTGCTACAGCATCAGGAGGTAAAAATTCTTTAGGAACAAACGCTATTAAACTTTCTGTAGACATTGTGAAAAGTCGTCAAAATGGTCATCAAACTTCACTAACTTCGTGCCGTCTATATGCTCCTCTTTATAAATTCAATCCTTTAGCAGAACAACGCTATTTATCTCTTGCCCCCCACCAAGCGTGTAGAATATGAAGATGTATTCCAATATCAATTTACTGGTGTCAATGCTGGGGATACTTTCAATTTCTTGGTTTCCAATGGTATTGCGGATATTCAAAGTGTGCTGGTTGTTCCATTTTTATCTGCTTCTGCGAATGATGGTATGAACCCCTTTTTATCACCTTATTCTACTGCTGGAGCAACACCTGATCCGATCCCACTTCAACAATTTAACATCCTTCTATCGGGTGTGAATCTTTTCCTTGAAACTCTGAATATGATTTCGCTGCCTTTTCGCACCACCTTGCATCGTCCAATCAACTAAATGGAGGTTTAACCACAGGTTTAGGAAGTGGTCTAATTGGCAAATTTGAGTTTGAAAATCGATACTGCTACTACTATGGTAATGCTTCACGTTCTCTACCTTCAGAGGAGGGTGTGTCTCGCTCTGTCCAAATCGTAGGTAAGAATGCTTCTGCACAGCAGATTTCTCTTACGGTCTTTGTTTGCTTTCGTCGTACAATGGTCATAGACATCCTTACTGGGACTAGAATCCAATAAGTATTTGAATAAAAGTATTTTATACAAAATTATAAAATTTATAAATATGTCAGTTTATATTTATAAATTTTTAAAGGAGGAAACATTCATTATTTCATTCTGTCAAGATGGGTTTTTGTTGCTCGGTGTCGTTTTAAATATCGGTTCATAACTAAACAACCACATTCACATTTTACTTTTGCATTAATTTTATCTTTGTTTGCTTCATGATGTTTTTTCCTTTGTTCTTTTATTCTTTCTTTGTTTTCTTCATAATGTTCTTTCCTTTGTTTTTCAATTTTAGGTTTGTTTAATTCACGATATTCTTGTATTTTAGGTTTGTTATTTTCACGGTATGCTTTCACTTGTTCTTTTATTTTTTCTTTGTGGACTTCGTAATAATTTGTATTGTATTCTTTTATGTATTCTGTTATTTCTTCTTGTGTTCTAAAACTATTAATCATATTCAAACTTGCTTTTAATTCTTTCATAACTTCATTTTCCCTTCGCTCTGCTTCTCATCTATCTTTACAAGGATATTTTTCAACTTCAATCATTTTAAACATATCCCATCCACCGTTGTCTCGGATCATTTGATAAACTTTCAGATTGTATTGTTTGACATTTTCATTGTAACAACTGCTTTTGTGCTTTGTTTTCCGTTTATCAAAACTAGACGTATGACCCACATAAACCAAACTTTCGTCATCAACATGTTCTATTTTATAAATGCAACATTTAGAATAATCCATGGGTAACTTCGGCATCTTGTATAAACTTATATACGCTTATTCTTTAAGTCAATTTTGTTATATAAATAAAAATCACAATAAACAAAAGATTACATACATTTAGCAAATATGAAAATCATCATTATCAACACATTTAAACAAACATCTATGTAATCTTCATCAATTTCTTGTAAAGAATAGAACATATTAACCAATACTACATGAAAATCATATGTGTCCATTTATATATATCAACATTTTTTTTTCGTTTGATATGTATCTGGAACAAGTTGAATTGAGTATTTCACCAGCACAAATGACGAAAATACGAAAAGGTCTACCCATCCAAATCAGTCATGGATCTATGGGTAATGGAGATGTAGTAGTTTTTCTTCACCCTGAAAACGCAAAGAAAATGATGTCTACTTTTAAAAGAGGAAAAGGTTTAAGAATGAAAATGGACGAAGATGAAGTTCGTGCTTCAGGATTACTGGATGGATTGAAGAAAATAGGTGAAAAAGTAGAAAAAAGTGTGGTAGATGTAGGAAACAAAGTTGCCAAACCAACAAAAAAAGTAATATCACAAATCCCAAAATCAATTCGTGATGTGTTACAAGATGAGGCACAGTGATTAATTGATGGAACAGGAGCAACTTTAGGAACAATGATTGGACAAGCAACTGGAGATGAAGAACTAGGTGAGATGGTCAAACAAGGAATTAGCGATGTTGGAGATGAATTCCTTTCAGGGGAACGACTTTCTTTAGGCAGGAAAATATTGCCTATTGCTAAAAAAGTGTGAATGTGGTGGTTGACCAAATTGAAGATCCACGATACAGAGCAGTAGCAAAACAAATTGTGAAGAAATCTGGAGCAGGACTCTATGGCAAAGCAGGTGCTGGTCTTACTGGACGAGGATTATCAGGGTCAGGATTATCGGGACAAGGTTTATCAGGACGAGGACTAAGTGGTTCAGGGTTGAAGAAACACCCTGCTCTAGAAGACAGAGGAAGAATGCACATTTTGCCTTATGAACCAAGACCAGCGGTAATGCCACGAAAATCTCGTTTTGAAAAAGGTTCTCCTGAAGCAAAAGCATATATGGCATCTATTCGTAATAATAAAGAAGGTAGTGGATTTTTTAAAAACATTGGAAAAGATATTAAAAAAGCAGGAAAAAAAGGAAAAACCGCTCATTTTGGCAAACGAATTGGTGATGAAGCAAATATCGTATTGCCTATTGCCGGAACTGTTCTTGGTGCAACTGCTGGGAGCATGGCAGGTGGGGCATTTGGTGGGGCAACAGGTTCAGCACTTGGTGGTTATGCTGGAAAAGCATTAGCAGATGATATTAACAAACGAGGTTATATGGAATGAAAGGTGGAAGAGGACGCAAAGGTTCTATGGTAAGACCTGCGAGTGATATGCCAACCTTTAGTCCATATGCTACATTGTATTCAGCACAGAACCATCTATTTAAACCACAAAGTAGTTTTCAAAATGGTGGGAATGGTGAACTAATCATGTAAAATAAATATGTGTATAAACTATATGAGTTTAACCAATTTTGATTTACATCGTCTATGTAAAAGAATGGACTTACCAATCGTTGGTGTATTTAGTAAAGATGAATTAGAACCTATGCTACAACAAATATGAACATATTATATCAACATGAGTGATGCTCACGAAGCAGGTACACATTTTGTGTGCTTTAAGATTGTATGTGATGAAGATAGAGACAATTACAAAGGTAAGAAAAATAAAGATAAAATATGTGAAGCAATTTACTTTGATAGTTTCGGAATTGACATGCCAATTGAAGTAGCGAATTATTTAAAAAACTTTAGACCCATTGTGTATAGTAACAGACATATTCAGAATATCCATAGTGACGTTTGCGGATGGTACTGTCTATTATTTGATTACGCTTTAGAACACAAACAAATGGATGACACTTACGTAGAAGATTTTGAGCGATTTTTAAACAACTGGAGTGACAATACCATCACCAACACCAAATTATTAAAGTCAATATTTAAAGATATTCCATAAAATAAAATCTTATATATATGGAGACCCAATCTATCTTTAAATATACAACAGAACGGAATGGTATTCACTTTATTCCTCGTGACAAGATTGAACAATTCAAGAAAGATCCTTTGTTCAAGAACGATGAGATAAATGAAAAATTAAAAGCAGATGCATATGGATTGATGCCTATTCTAATAATTAATCCAAAGA